TCGCTGCTCGAAGGAATAACGGCGACATTACCAGCCACCGGTAATAGTGACATCAATGGAAACATCATAGGCAATTACGCAAACATGCACAACGTCGTAGGCGTCATCGGAAACATTGGAAACACTCGGTTCGTAGGAGGCAATGTCGCGGTCAGCGGACAAATAAACGTTCTCAGCAACGTCGTGGCACTGAACTTTGTTGGCGACAATAGAGGCAATATCATCGGAGAGTATGCGAATGTTACTACCGTGATAGGCAACACAGGGAACATCGGGAACGTGAGGATAGATACAAACATGGTTACGTCAAAAACTTATAAAATAATTGACGATTTTTATATCACAACGCTCACTGGCCCCACTCCCGTCATAAATTTCGATGTAGACGATTCTATTCAATACGACCGGACGAATAATACGTATAATTTCCTCATGGGCGGTATTATAAAAACTACGATAGATAACAAAGGAAATTTGACCGCATCTGGAAATATCATTGGGAAAGATGGAATTTTTACGGGGAATGTCATTGCCTCTAATAATCTGGTAGGAGAAAACATCATCGGAAATTTTGCCAATGTCATTGCGGGAAACATCGGGAACACTCGATTCGTAGGAGGCAACGTCGCAGTCAGCGGACAAATAAATGCTCTCGGCAACGTCGTAGCACCATTCTTCATCGGCGACAACAGAGGCAATGTGATCGCATCGGGTAATGTCACAGCGGCCGATGGAATTTTTTCGGGTAATGTCGTGGCAAGGAGAGACATACGAGGAAGTAATACAATGACTCTCACGTGCGCGTCTAACGCAAATATACTGACGGTCACCGGGACGACTCTGGACACGAATGGATCTCTAATACAAGGAACATCTCTGCGCGGAGCAACGAGTGAATATTCTTTGATACGTCTAGAAAACGCGGTGGGTAAGGTATTCGAGGTTGATGGTCGTGGAAGACTATTATCAAATAACGCAACCAACAATGACTGTGTGGACATTCGCTCTATGAGTTCGGCATATACCGCAGATATGCTGAATATACAGTCTAATATAGGTACATCTTCCGCATACAACTTCATAAACTGCACGACAAATGCAGGAGCGACGAACACTTTCTCGGTCAACGGTCGCGGAGATATAAATTCGGGTCTTATACTGGCCAACACAACGGTTAACGCCAATCTATTCACGGTTCAATCCGAAAGTGGATCTTTCAGCAATATCGCAATACAATCAGTCGTTCCAAGATTATCTTTTACAGAATATTCCTTCATCAGTTGCAGAAATCTAAACGGCACTCTTTTTAACATAAATGGAACCGGGGCGATAGAAGCTACGATGGCGGCAAGTCAAAGTTTCTTAAATTTGAAAGCGAATCTTGCAAGTTTTGCTAATGTGATGATCGCAGCAAATGTATCCGCCAGGGCAGCTTCGGCTGTATATTCTTTCTTGACATTCGATAATGGGTCTGGAAGAGCTCTGGAAGTTGACGGAAGAGGGGCGATCTATGCAAATGTTTTCTTTAGTGCCAATGGCATATCTATGTTCAACACCGCTTCGGCAATGACCCAGGATATGATACGGCTCGCGGTTCCAAATACTGCAGGAGCATCGGCTTATAATTTTATAAGTTGCAAGAATAGCGTAGGAAACGTATTCCGAGTAAGTGGTCTAGGAGTTACATACGGCGTGGGGGCGTTCAACACCTCTGGCGCCGATTATGCGGAAATGTTTGAGTGGGAAGATGGAAACGCATTTGAAGAAGACAGACGAGGTAGGACAGTTGTTCTTGGAAATAATGGCACGGTCCATATTGCAAGTCCTCTGGACAATCCGACGGATGTGTTTGGTGTGGTATCGGTGAACCCGAGCGTGTTAGGAGATACTATATGGAACGAATGGAGCGGTCGTTTCTTGAGAGACAAGTTTGGTGCTAAATTGTCCAACACGGTGTACTTCCTCGCCAGTGTTTCGGACGAAAACGAACGGATACGCTGCGGTGTAAATGACACTGCTCCGGATGGTTACGAAAAGGTCATCAGTAGCGAATTTATTGAGAATCCTAAGTTCGATCCCAAAATCCACTACATATCTAGGGAGGATCGTCCAGAGTGGGTTGCCATTGGACTCTTAGGAAAACTCAGAGTTTTACCGGGAGAAATCGTGAATCCAAACTGGAAATTACTAAAAACTCACAAGCACGCGGACGGAGATACTCTAGAATATCTGGTAAAGTAAAATATTGATCATATGTATAATGTTCTTGATTTTTGTTAAAGGAGGCTGTCCATTTTGTAAGAAGGCCCTGTCGGATCTGAGGAAGAATAAATTGACTTTTACAAAAGTCGTGTGTAAAGACCAGGACGACTTAAAAACGAAGATTAAGCAAAAGAAACTCAGAGTTCCGAGCATCACGACTTTCCCAAGGGTGTATAAAGGCACCAAGCTCGTCGGCGGGTCCGATGATCTGGAAAAAATGATAAGATGAGTTCGTTTGTTTCGCCAAAAAAATATGTTTGTATCTTTATATCCCCTCAATGGCTCCCACCAAGAAGACCTACATCCTCGAGAGCGCATCCGGCAAGGCACTCGGCACCTTCACCGGAGCCACCCCCGGAGTCGCCGCCAAGAAGGCCGCCACCAAGGGTCACACCGATATCATCCTCCGCGAGACCGGCGAGCACGACAAGCGTCGGATTTACAAGGGTTCCGTGGTGACTATCTCTCCCCCCAAGCAGGTGATGATCGCAGGAAAGCCCGTGCTCATCAGCAAGAAGTCCGTTGCCAAGTTCGTCAAGGTCGAGGAGAAGAAGCAGACCGACGAGTAAATCCTGGATTATGAAAAAAAATATTGAGTATGAGTATACAAACACAATGGCTCCCAAAATGATGCCCAAAGTGATGCCTACAGGAAAGAAAGATGCCAAGGGTCGCATGATATTTCGTGGACCCAAGGGCGGCTTATTTGTCCGGGGAGCCAAGGGTGTCAAACTTGCACCTGCCACCGGAAATAGCAGCCGTGCTCGCAGCCCTGCTCGCCGGGCGAAGAGCCCTATGCGTCGTTAAACCACAGTAAACGTATCGGACTTTGATACCATATGATTTTCTACAGATACATTCGCACCTAATTTGTTTTCAAGCACGTTCAAAATGGCTTCATCAGCTCCTTTTTTGATCGTCGTCGTAGAATAATGAACTCCTTTGTTGTCCAGAGCTTGCTTGGCAACTCCTTGCTCCACATGCCCTCTGCAATATCCTCTGCAAACTGCTTTCCTCCCACAGGGTTTATTGGTTGCCGTGAAACCCTTGCATTTCGTTCCTCCAGAACCTAGGAGAGCGTGTTTATCTAGCACATCGTCCTTGTAGTCATTCACGAGTTTTGTGAAGTCCAGTCCGTAATCTCTGGAAACCCTGAGAAGAACATCTTCCACCGCGCTGGAAACGATGATGTTCGTGAAATCTTCGAGTTTCTTAGCTCCGTTCACGACGTCGGTCAAAGTCTGAGTAAAACTCATTTATTTATCCAGGACAAAACGAATACTTATAATCTCATGTGTCGATATGAAAAAATATTGGGCATAAGTATCACCGAACAATGCCTTTGATGTTCATGTCACGTGTCAAGAGCCCCAAACGCTCCAAGAGCCAGGAACGCGCTGCCAAGCAGGCACGCAAGTCCGTCCAGAAGAACGCCAAGAAGGCGATGAAGGCGATGAAGAAAATGAGATAAACATAAGAAAACTTTGGAACTTTCTAGAAAATGTCACAAAAAATAAAACGAGTGGTAATATTTGTGTAAGAAAACTATAGCACGCCGTTGGTGTCGCGTTTATTTTCAAAAAAAAAATATTTTGTATATGTATAACGAACAATGGCCGGAGGACTTTCCCAACTCGTCGCTTATGGTGCCCAGGACGTTTACCTCACCGGTAACCCCCAGATTACCTTCTTCAAGACCGTGTACCGTCGCTACACCAACTTCGCCATTGAGTCTATCCAGCAAACCATCAATGGCAGTGTGGGCTTCGGCAACAAGGTGTCCACCCAGATCTCCCGTAACGGTGATCTGATCACTGACATCGTGGTCGAGTTCGTGCTTACCAAGAACGCCGTGGGCGCCAGCGCCACCTTCTACCCCGCCGAGCAGCTGCTGCAGGATGTTGAGCTGGAGATCGGTGGCCAGCGCATTGACAAGCACTACAACGACTGGTTCCGCACTTACGACTCCCTGTTCCGCATGAACGACGACCGCGATAACTACCGCCGTATGACCGACTTCGTGGACGGTGAGCCTATTAATGCCGTCAAGCGTTTCTACGTGCCCCTGATCTTCTTCTTCAACCAGACCCCCGGCCTGGCTCTGCCCCTGATTGCTCTCCAGTACCACGAGGTCAAGCTGTACTTCACCCTGGCTTCCCAGGTGAACGGCCTGAACGTGAACAACTCCGGCACCACCCCCGGCACCGTCACCGCCCCCACGATGGCCGTGTGGGTCGACTACATCTTCCTGGACACCCAGGAGCGCACCCGCTTCGCCCAGCTGCCCCACGAGTACCTGATCGAGCAGCTGCAGTTCTCCGGCACTGAGACCGCCACCCCCTCCACCACCAGCCAGGCCAGCCAGAACATCCGCCTGAACCTGAACCACCCCACCAAGTACCTGGCATGGAACTTCAACGCCCCCGGTGCCACCAGCTACGGCCAGTACACCGCCATTGCCCAGCTGAACGCCAACTACAACGCCGCAGGTGACACCGCCAACACCGCTACCTACAACGAGGGCCTCGCCGTGCTGGACTCCGCCAAGCTGCAGCTGAACGGCCAGGACCGTTTCTCCACCCGCAAGGGCTCCTACTTCAACAAGGTGCAGCCTTACCAGACCATCGGCAGCAATGTGCCCGCCGGTGTCTACCTGTACTCCTTCGCCCTCAAGCCCGCCGGTCGCCAGCCCTCCGGCACTTGCAACTTCTCCCGCATTGATAACGCTACTCTGTCTCTGACCTACAAGACTTGCAGCGTCAATGCCACCGACACCATCGCAAACGTGTCCGCCGCCCTATACGCCAGTGAGACCGTCACCGCAAACACCGCGATCGTGCTGACCGCCCTCAACATCTACGCTAAACTTTCTGGCGGGAAAAGCATCACGCCACGCACATCTGGACCCTGTGCGTGGGAAACTCGTTTGGACTTCCAGGCACCTTCTATGGTGTATGTCAGTTGCTAGTAATCTTTCAAGATTGCAACATCATCAAATTGCGGGAAACCCCTTAGAGCCTAAGGTACCAAGGTTGATTGCGAAAGCATCAACTGGCCGAGAACAGACCTCGGGTATGGTAATAATCCTTAGGATTGGGCAATCCGCATCCAAGCCTCTAAAAAGCAAATGCTTCATGAGGAAGGTTCAACGACTAAACGGTGATGGGTCTCTATGAGGCTTAAGATATAGTCTAGGCCCCGGGTTCAATCCCGATAAATATCCCGAAAGGGAGGGTAGAATCGAAGAACTACAACGTCCTGCGTATCATGAGCGGAATGGGTGGATTGGCGTATGCAAGTTAAGAGGTATGTATCAGTCCTCCCACATTTTATTTCATTACATTTCTTTCGAAACTCTTTACACAGATTTTTGAATTAAATTCTATTTATAACAGATTTTATTGTATACTTGCTCACGGTAATCATGTTAGTGTAATTACATAAGATATTCGACATTAAATACCCTAGCGTGTCAATATGTTCTCCTGGGTGACTCGCCACGACTCGTCCGTGATCAAACGAAGATACAAGTTTTTTTATAAAAAATATAAGATATAGTATCGCAACCAATGTCCCAACTACCCCCCACGTTTCTAAAGACAACCTTGTTTACAAACGAAGTTAGGGGAAATGTCACCGTCAAAGGAGCGGTTATAATCCAGTCTAACGGAAATGCGTTCGCTCTGAGTAATACTTCTATTATCACAGGAATAGGCGCGTCGCCTCTGCCAACAAACATAATAGGTAATGTGTCCGGAGTATACGCAAACGTGACCGCAGTCAACGCGACAAACGTCAATGCTACCGGAAATGTATCTGCGGAGTATCTCCTCGGTAACGGTGCCCTGTTGACAGGCATCGAGCAATACGTTCTGCCCTCGGAAATCACAGCCGATGTCCTCGGTAACGTCACCGCCACTGGCAACGTGTCCGCCGAGTATTTCCTCGGTAATGGTGCTCTGTTGTCCGGCATCGAACAGTACGTACTGCCCTCTGAGATCACCGCCGATGTCCTCGGTAATGTGACGGCCACTGGAAACGTGTCTGCGGAGTATTTCCTAGGTAACGGTGCGCTGCTATCTGGTATTGAAACGTACGTGTTGCCCTCCGAGATTACCGCCGATGTTCTAGGTAACGTGACCGCCACTGGAAATGTGTCCGCAGAGTATTTCCTAGGTAATGGCGCCCTGTTGTCCGGCATCGAGCAATATGTGCTACCCTCCGAGATTACCGCTGATGTTCTCGGTAACGTCACCGCCACTGGAAATATATCCGGAACATATATCCTAGGTAATGGTGCGTTATTGACCGGCATTGAGCAATATGCCCTGCCGTCTCAAATCAACGCTGATCTCCACGGTAACGTCACTGCCACCGGGAATGTAACTGCTGATTACTTCATTGGTAACGGATACAACCTGATACTCGATGGTTATACACTGAAGCCCATGGGAAATGTGGCAAATATAGCGGTTCGTCTCGCCCTGCCTGCTCCCGTTGGTACGATCGTGAAGCAAACGGACGAAGACCAAGAATATCTGCTGTTGGCAACCCCCGCGAGCGTAGACGAAAACTGGTTGGAATTCACTGGAGCCAATTTCCCAGTTATGAGCGTGTTTGGTCGCACCGGTAACGTTCTGTTGCTCTCCGGCGTGGATGTAAACACTATTGGTGGAGCAAGCATCGTAGGAAATGGCGATATCACGAGTTTATCGGTTGATATCACCGGTAACGTCACCGCCTCGGGCAATGTATCCGCATCCACCTTTAGTGGTGATGGTACCAACTTGACCGGTGTATTACACGAAATCCCAGCCGACCTTAATGTGACATCAGTAACCGCTACTAACTTCTATGGAGCAAGCTTCTCAGGAGATGGTGCTACTTTTAGTGGCGATGGTACCAACTTGACCGGTGTATTGCACGCAATTCCCGCGGACCTTAATGTGACATCGGTAACTGCTACTAACTTCTATGGGGGAAGCTTTTCAGGAGATGTCCTCGGTAACGTCACTGCTACTGGAAATGTATCTGCTGAGTACTTCCTTGGTAACGGCGCCCTGTTGACTGGCATCGAACAATATGTTCTACCCTCAGAGATCACCGCAGATGTCCTCGGCAACGTGACTGCCACTGGAAACGTGTCGGCCGAGTACTTCCTCGGTAACGGTGCGTTATTGACCGGCATCGAACAATACGTTCTTCCCTCGGAAATCACTGCGGATGTCCTAGGTAATGTCACTGCCACGGGCAATGTATCCGCCGAGTATTTCCTTGGTAACGGTGCTCTGTTGTCCGGCATTGAACAATACGTCCTTCCTTCCGAGATCACCGCTGATGTCCTCGGTAACGTGACGGCCACTGGAAATGTGTCCGCAGAGTACTTCCTCGGTAACGGCGCCCTGTTGACCGGCATCGAACAATACGTTCTGCCCTCGGAGATCACCGCCGATGTCCTCGGTAACGTCACCGCAACTGGTAACGTATCTGCTGAGTACTTCCTCGGTAACGGTGCCCTGTTGACCGGCATTGAGCAATACGTGCTGCCCTCTGAGATCACAGCCGACGTTCTCGGCAATGTTATCGGTTATTATGCCAATGTCGTTGAAGTCATCGCAAATTACGGGAACATCGCAGGTGTTGTTTTGATGAGTGATAGTATCACAGCATCTACTGCGACGGCGGACGTCCTTGGCAATATTAACGGTAATTATGCATACGTCAATGAAGTGCAAGCAACGTTCGGGAGCGTTGGAGGCGCGTCATTTGAGGGAGGCAACATTGTTACAAGTGGACAGGTCAGCGTGACCGGTAACGTGTCCGCCGAGTATTTCCTCGGTAACGGTGCTCTGTTGACTGGCATCGAGCAATACGTTCTGCCCTCGGAGATCACCGCCGATGTCCTCGGTAACGTCACCGCCACTGGAAACGTATCCGCGGAATATTTCCTTGGTAATGGTGCTCTGTTGTCCGGCATCGAGCAATACGTCCTGCCCTCTGAGATCACCGCCGATGTCCTCGGTAACGTGACCGCCACTGGAAACGTGTCGGCCGAGTACTTCCTCGGTAACGGCGCGCTGCTCGCTGGCGTGCTAACTGAAATTTCTGGAAATCTAGACATCACCAATATTCTTGTGTCCGGGAATGTAGATGTTTCCAACAACGTGAACGTCGCTGGTAATGTTGTCACCGGGAAACTTTACACTGCAGATGCATATATCGGAAATGTGAACTCTGGTCAGGTAGTATCTGGAAATATCACTTCGAATGAATTCTTCTTCGGAAACGGTGCGTTCATCACGGGGATTGAGCAATACGTGCTGCCCTCCGAGATCACCGCCGATGTCCTTGGTAACGTCACCGCCACTGGTAACGTGTCTGCAGAGTATTTCCTCGGTAACGGTGCCCTATTGTCCGGCATCGAACAATACGTCCTTCCTTCCGAGATCACCGCCGATGTCCTTGGTAACGTCACCGCCACTGGTAACGTATCCGCCAATTTATTCGTTGGAAACGGTGCGCTGCTCACGGGCATTGGTCAAAATATTTCAGGGAATTTGAATATTGAAAATATAGTAGCTACTGGAAATGTGACTGCTGATTATTTCGTCGGTAACGGATACAACCTGATACTCGATGGTTATACGCTCAAGCCCATGGGCAATGTGGCAAATATAGCGGTTCGTCTGGCTTTACCAGCCCCTATCGGTACAATCGTGAAACAGGTTGACGAAGACCAAGAATATCTGCTGCTTGCAACTCCAGCGAGCGTAGATGAAAACTGGCTGGAATTCACCGGGGCAAATTTCCCGGTCATGAGTGTATTTGGGAGGACCGGTAACGTTCTGTTACTCTCTGGAGTGGATGTAAACACGATAGGTGGAACGAGCATTGTTGGAAATGGCGATATCACGAGTTTATCAGTTGATATTCTTGGTAATGTTACCGCCACTGGCAACGTGTCCGCTGATTATTTCCTAGGTAACGGTGCGTTATTGACCGGCATCGAACAATATGTGCTACCCTCCGAGATCACTGCGGATGTTCTAGGTAACGTCACCGCCACTGGTAATGTGTCCGCCGAGTATTTCCTCGGTAACGGTGCCCTGTTGACCGGCATCGAACAATACGTTCTGCCATCTGAAATCACCGCCGATGTCCTCGGTAACGTCACCGCCACTGGCAACGTGTCCGCAGAGTATTTCCTCGGTAACGGTGCACTGCTCGAAGGCGTATCGACCGCACTCCCCTCGGTTGCCAACATTGACATCAGGGGTAATGTTCTCGGAAATGTCATCGGTTATTATGCCAACGTCGTCGAA